TATAGATATTCCTTTCTTTACAGAGGATGACATAGAAATTTTATATACTGTAAACGGAACACCTACTACAGTGGACCTAGCAGCAGATTTTGACAATACTGCTGCAAGTGCTGTTAAGTATGTCGCTTTTGCTCCAAACACTAACAATTCGCCATATACTATAAACGTATATAATAATGGCCAAACTACACTATTGAAAAGCATAAACCTAATACCGGTTTGTGAGCCTAAGTTCACTCCAATTAAGTGCCAATTTATAAATAGATATGGAGTAATACAGACTATGTATTTCTTCAAGAAGTCTACAGAAGGTCTAGAAGTGACGGATGCTAGGTTTCAGAAGAACATTATAAGTTCTTCTGCTTCTTATGATACTAAGGAATCTCAAGTGCAAAGATATGATGTCAAGGGTATGACTAGACTTGTCCTTAACACCGGATTTGTTAATGAAGACTTTAATCAAACGATAGAGGAATTGCTGCTGTCTGAAGATACTTGGATTACCTACGAAGGTAATGTATTGGCGGCCATTCCCACAACAAAACAATTACAGTATGCTACTAGCGTAAACAACAAAACAATTAATTATACCGTTCAATTTGACTTTGCCTCTGAAACGATAAATTCTGTTAGATAATGATCTCAGCTCAATTATACATTACTGAAGCCTCTAGCTATGAACAGGTCGAGTTCTTCGACTTTGAGGGCATAGAGTTGGTTCAGGCTAAGCAGGACATCAGAGATATATCTAAAGTGTTTACAGAGTTCTCTAAGACTTTTACTGTTCCTGCTAGTAAAAAGAATAATCAGATATTCAAACACTTTTATAATGCTAATATAGCTGGAGAAGGGTATTTTGACATAAGGAAAAGAGTTAATGCTCAATTACACTTAAATTACAATCTATTCAAGAAGGGTCGGATACAACTTATGTCGGCTAATATGAAAGGTAATAAGCCATACTCATATAGCTTAACCTTCTTCGGTGACACAGTCAAACTTGCTGAAACATTAGGCGATAAAACATTAGATACTTTATCTCCCCTTGAGAACATAAAGATAGCTTACACTTCAAGCAATGTCGTAAATCTGATGAATGATGCTGCGGATGTCACTATTGGTTCCACAACTATCGATGATGGATTATTATTTCCTCTTATAACATCAACAGAAAAATTAGTATACGATTCTGTAGACAATACAAAAGACTATAATTTATACCCACACGGAAACCAAAAAGGATTAGACTATAGAGATGTAAAGCCTGCCTTAAGGATTCACACTATTATTAAGGCTATAGAAGAAGAGTACTCTAATATATCATTCAGTGAGGACTTCTTCACTTTAGGTACAGAAACTAAACAATATGGGTTTAACACTTACACACTATTCAAAAACCCAGCTTATGCTGAGTTATTTATGTGGCTAAATAGGGAAAAAGGACAGATAACCGCTGACTTGCCTCAAACGCAAATAACCAGTTTTAGTACTCCTTCTGGTAGTAATCATTCTGGAATGAAGGAGTCTACGCCTGGTTACATACCCGCCCCAAATTCTACAAAATATCAAGAGATACAAGACGGAGCTAATGATGATGTTCAATTTTATATTGACGCAAGGATAACAGCACCATCAGCTTCTGTTATATATAATTTTATCCTCAAAAAGGATGGACAGGAATATATAAGGTATGATGATTTAGAGGGTGATTCTCACCCCTTAAATATGATGGCTTACGATTCCCCTGGGGGGCCTGGAGGAGATTTGCCCAACGGAAGATATACATATCATATAGAAACAGCTTCTTCCGGGACCTTTAATTTTGGCTTTAAACTAAAGAAAAATATACCCGCAGACGTTAGTTTGTTTGGTTTTTTTGGAGCAACTAGAGTTGTTAGCTATACAGGTACGATTACAGTGGATTCGTCTTTTGAATTTAGTACAACAACACTTATGCCTAATAAGACTAAAATAATAGACTTTTTAGCTGGTTTATTCAAGATGTTTAATTTGACCGTCACTGAGGGTGACTCAGGTCAAATGAAAGTAATTCCATTAGACACATTTTATAGGCAAGGAAGTAAAAGAGAGATAACAAGGTATATAGATACTACAGAGTCTACAGTAGAATCAGCTCTCCCTTTTTCTGAGGTAGAGTTCAAATACGAGGGTTTAGAAACAATAATTGCAGACCAGCACGAACAAATTGCAGGAAAGTCTTGGGCAACAGAATTGTGGCCAGATAGCACTACTGACGGAAGTAACCTCCTTAATATAGGGAAAAAGTATGAAATTGAAGTGCCTTTCGAACATCAGAAATATGAAAGGCTATGGAATAGGGATGATCACACAAACATAGCAAACAAAACCTCTATTCAGTGGGGGTATAGTGTGGATAACAATCAAAACAGCATTGTTGGTAAACCATTATTGTTTTACCCAATTAGACAGTCCGGATTAAATTCTATTGAGGTTGTGACTGGAGCTACGTCATCTACTTTAACGAGCTATTATGTTCCTTCAAATAGTGTCGCATTAACTCCTACTTATATTTCGTTACAGTCAGACACAGACCCAACTCCGAATATAAACTTTTTTGCAGAGTTAAACGAGTATACTGGATTGACTTTTCCTCAGACATTATTTGAATCTTATTATAAAAACTACATAATAAACGTTTTTGATCCAAGAAGGCGATTATATAAAATGAATGCTGTTCTGCCAGAGCAAAAAATAAGAGAGATTGCTCTAAATGATACGATAGTAATATTCGGAACAGAATATACAATAAATAAAATGACTACTGATCTTCTTAGTGGGAAGACCAGTTTTGAATTGTTAAACAAAACACAGTTTGAGTTACTAGATAAAACTAAAGAAGAGTTATTTATAGACAACAAAAAAGACTTGTCTTACAATGTTTCATTTGATGGTTTAACAGTGGACGATACAGTAATAACAGCAGACCTAAGTCAGTCAATAACAGAGTAAATTATGATAAAGCAAGTTATAGAGGGGTTACAGCTTATGGACTATTATGATGCAAACGAATTAATTCAGTTTGCAAAGGGAAGTCATAAGGCTCCGGAAACATTTAAAGAGATGAGAGAAACAGTTAAACGTAGAAAATATGGCCGACAATAGAATACAATTTACTTTTGAGATTAATGATAAAGGTAAGGTTAAAGTAGATGGTCTGACCAAATCCTTTGTTAGCTTAGACAATGCTGTAAATAAAGTTAGTGCTGATCTTAAACGACAACAAACTGAATTAGGGAAAGCTAATACTGGTTTAAAAAACACAATTTCAGATGCTGGTCTTGCTGGGGCTACATTGACAGAATTAGGTAGAACTATATCCGACTCCAACTTTGGTATTAGGGGTATGGCAAACAACCTTTCTCAATTGTCTACATTATTTATAACTCTGGTTTCTAAGAGGGGTGGGGGCATATCTGGCGTTACTTTAGCTTTTAAACAGTTAGGTAGACAATTATTAGGACCTTTAGGAATCATTCTTGCTTTTCAAAGTCTAATTGCTTTTATAGAGAATATGGCAATCAAAAATGATGCAGCTAAAAAAAGTATTGATGAAGTGACTAAGGCTTTTAGTCGTCAAAGAAAAGAATTAAATGCTTTAGCTCAAACAGCATTAAGCACCGTTACGGAGGACTATGAAAAGATAGAGGAGGAAGCTAGACTTTTGGCTAAAAGCAGTAAAGAGTTCGCTGCTGGATTTAGTAAATTAAATGAAGGAGTCCTAGAGGGGATTCCGGATATTACATTCCTAATATATAAGTTTAACGAATTGTTAGAGGTTAGAGATGAAATATCAGATTTAACATCAAAAGAAAAAATAGATAATGAAGCTTTGAGAGAGGCAATAGAAAAGCGAATTAAACTAGAGGAGATTTTTTCTGAGGTAAGGAAAAAGAGGGTAGATTTCACTGAATTTAAAGACATAAAAGGGCCTATTATTGATGAGGATCCTAGTGCTTTGGACTTTTTTGGGGTAAGAGCCGATTTAAGAGCAAAGGAAGACAGGGAATTTCAAAAGTGGCTAGATAATAATATGCCTGAATACATAGATGATGTAGATGATGCTGTAGATACTTACTTACTAAATAAAGGAAAAGCCTCTTTAATTCAGAAAACTTTAGGTTTGACTCCAGATAGTAGACAAAAAGATCTAGATGCTTTGAAGGCTAAATACGATGGTATTATTCATCTGACTGATGAATACGAAGCTGCTATACAGGCTGTAAACGACAAGTGGAACAGAATAGAGAGAGATGCAAAAGCCGATCACTTACAAACAATGCTTGGCGAACTTGGTAAATTCTTTTTGGCTGCTGCTGACTTAAATGAGGAAAACAAAAGTTTAGCGAAAGCAGCAATTATTGCAAATGGAGCTGCTGCTAGTGTTGGAATATGGGCTTCTTATTTTGACCCTAAAGCTAAGGAAAAAGGAACCTTTGCTTTAGCTGGCGTTATTGCTGCTCAAGCTGGATTAATTGCAACAACAGCATCAGCACTTAAGTCCTTAAATTCAAATAGCCCATTAGGAAAGAATGCAGAATCTTCAGCGGCAGGGTCTCAAGCCCCAATATTCAATGTAGTAGGCCAATCCAATGTAGACCAGATAGGCAGAAGTATCGCTACTGCCAGACAAGAACCCTTAAGGGCTTATGTTGTGGAGAGTGATATAACAAACGCACAGCAATTAGAAAATGCAAGAATACAACAAGCCTCTATAGGATAATAAAACAATAGTCAAAATAAATAGTTATAATAGTATGGAGAAAGTAATAGAACTCATTATAGACGAAGAAAACGAATTTAGTGGGATAGAAGCTATCTCGGTAGTAGAAAACCCAGCTATAGAAGAAGACTTCATTGCGCTCAAGAAAGAGCCAGTTATGCTTGCTGAAGTAGATGGTGAAAAGCGTATACTGATGGGAGCAGCTTTGGTCCCCAATAAGAAGATATTAAGAAGGGGAGAAGACGGAGATTATTACATTTATTTCTCTGTAGACACTGTAAGAAAAGCTTCAGAGCTTTTCCTTAAGAGAGGCTATCAATCAAATTCTACATTAGAGCATAATGAAAAGCTTGACGGGATGACTGTCGTGGAAAGCTGGCTAGTGGAGGACGAGAAGAAAGATAAGTCTAGGAAATATGGATTTGATGTACCGGTAGGAACCTGGATGGTTTCTATGAAGGTATATAATGATGATGTCTGGAAAAAGGTTAAAGATGGAGAGGTCCACGGATTCTCTATTGAAGGCTACTTTGCAGATAACGCTGATGAGGGTCCTCAGGACACTTTACCAGAGTCTTTTTGTGATGAATGCGTTGAGGAACTAAATGCAGAATACGAATTGTTAGAAGCCCTCTCAGAGCTTTCTGAGGAGGTAGATCTAGAATCTTATGGAGGATATCCAAAGTCTGCTGTCAACAATGCTAAAAGAGGTATAGAACTAAATGAGAAAGTTGGAAATCGTTGTGCTACCCAAGTGGGAAAAGTTAGAGGACAACAAATCGCAAAGGGAAGTACTAAATTTACATTACCTACTCTCAAGAGGATCTACAGTTATTTATCTAGAGCAGAAACATATTACGACTCTGGCAACTCAGAAGCTTGCGGAACCATTTCTTATTTACTATGGGGAGGCAAAAGTATGCTAACTTGGGTTACTTCTAAACTCAAAGGACTAAACGCAATAGAAGCTTCTGCAACAATTATAGACGGAAGAGCTGCATACTCTACAATAGAAGAGGCAGAAGAAGCAGCCAAAGATATAGGGTGTGAAGGATATCACACCCACGATTACGAAGGCGATACTTGGTATATGCCTTGCGAGAAACACAATATGGCCGAGGTTGGACCAAAGGGAGGGGTTAGAAAAAGCCCTAAAGCCCCTAAGTCCGATACGCCTACCCCTAGCCCTAAAGGCAAGGGTACGGCTAAAGGCGATGCTTCGGGCAAAACCGGAGCCAAAGTCTCTGCAAAAGACAGAGCAACACTTCAAAACAAAGCAGATGAATTTAATAAGAAATATAAAGAAAAACTGGGTTATGGTGTCACTGTTGGTATGCTTGCCTCTGTTTTTCAGCGTGGCTTGGGAGCTTTTAATACAAGTCACAGTCCTAATGTTAAGTCAGCTTCTCAGTGGGCTTTTGCACGCACTAATGCCTTTTTATACTTAATTAAAAACGGTAGACCAGAGAACGCAAAGTACACAACAGATTACGATTTATTACCAAAGAAACATCCGAAGTCTAGCAAGTAATGAGAAGCAAAAGAGGAAGTTATTCAAGCCCTAGAGGATCAAGAAGAGCGTGTCTATGTAAAGATGGCAGGACATACTCAAGGAAGTGCTGTGATGGCGAATTGATTAACCAAGGGATTGGAAGCATATATGCTCCCTCTTTGGGTTGTCAAAACTTAACCTTAAGTGGTTTTAGTGTGGCAACAGATGGTACAGTCACATTACCTACCACAGATGTAGGAACTATAACATCTACAACACCAGCATCTTTTGCTGCTGTTGATACTTCAACTGAAAGGACTTTAACGGTTTCTATATTGGTTCCTGGTGGATACAGCAATGCAGAAAAAACAATAGAATGTACAACCACAGCCACTCAACCAGCTACGCCTACACTTTCTTGTAGCGATATAACTTTATCTGGATTTGCAGTAGCTCAAAACGGAACGGTTACGCTTCCTACTGCGGACATAGGCACGATATCTAGTACAAGCCCAGCTTCGTTTGCAATAGTAAATGTGAGTACTGTAAGAACTCTAAACGTAGATATTACGGTTCCTTCTGGGTACTTCAACGCAGGAGCCACACTTAATTGTACCACAACGGCCACGCAGCCGTTGACTCCTACTTTAGCGTGTTCAGACATAACTATAAGTGGATTTGCTGTAGATGAAAACGGAGCAATAACATTGCCTACTTTAGATATAGGAACTATTTCATCAAGTAGTCCGGCATCTTATGCTACCGTGTCTACAGACACAGTTAGGACACTAAACCTAGATATTACTGTACCAGCAGGTTATTTTAATGTGGGAAGTACATTAGCTTGTACGACCACAGCAACTCAACCTCCTTATAATGTTCTTGATTGTAGTGAGATTACCATCTCAGGATTTAGTGTTTATGCAAGTGGTAATTATGTGACGCCAACTGTAGATATAGGAACAATCAGTGGTACATCACCTTCTAGCTTTAGTACTGTCACCTCAGAGACCAATAGGACTCTGACGGTGAATATAACAGTACCTTCTGGATATACTAATGCTGGAGCAACTTTGTCTTGTACGGTTGTAGCAACACAACAACCTGCATTTTATTTTAGTCAGATAACTCCAGCGGCTGGAAACTACATTTCTGTAGAACCTATAGCAAATACAAGTTCTAACACCTATGCATTTAGTATATATGGCAATGATCCTGAAACTAGCAGGCTTAATGCTGTAGCGTTGTCTAATCAACTAGGAACAGAAATAAGAGGCCAAACAACTACTCCAGGAAGCACTTTTGCTTTTAGGGACACAAGAGTTTCATTCTATAGTCCTTCTGACAGTCTAATAGTTAAGTTTGAAACAGACAGCGGAATAAACAATACATTCAGTTATGTTGCTCCGGATACTTTAGGAACGGTTCCCGCAAGTCCTTATGGAGGTAATGCATCAAGCTGGACAAGCTATAAAATGGTATTCAGCGCAGTTACTAGCGTATCGGGTAGCGCGGTAAATAACCCTGCTCACGAGGAGATAATAAACAATGGTAGTGACCAAGGTTATTACTGGGTCATAGAGGACTTAAGCTAAAAATACAACAAGAGTATTTAAATTTGGTAATATTAATATATTTTAAACTATGAAAGCGACAGAAATTGTAGAAAAACTAAAAGAGGTTCTTCTCGGTTCTCAAGAGATTGAGGATCAAGAAGTGGCCCAAGAGGAGCTTTCCGCTGCTGAAGAGGCGGTAGAGAAAGTAGACGAAACCCCACAAGGGGAGGAAGTTGTATTATCTGAAGGTGATCAACTAGAAGAAGAACAAGCTGTAGAAGCTGAGGAAGAATCTACAGAAGCTTCTTACGTCTCTAAAGAAGAATTTGCTGAACTTAAAGCTATGGTGGAAAGCCTAATGGATGAAGTAAAAGCTAGTTCCGAAAAGTATAACAGCGAGGTTCCTAAAGAGGAATTAGCTGCTGTAGAGGCTGAGGTTGAGCCTATGGTTCACAGCCCAGAAGCAAAGCCAGAAGTAGAAATGAATCTTTTTGCTCAAAGAAGAACTCAGACTACCCTGGATCGAGTATTGAACAATATGAGCAAATTTAATAAATAAACACAAAAATGGCAACAACTACATCAATTACTACTACTTATGCTGGTGAGTTTGCAGGGAAGTATATCTCTGCTGCTTTACTAAGCGGATCTACTCTTTCAAAAGAGTTGATCACGATCAAGCCTAATGTAAAGTACAAAGAGGTAATGAAGAAAGTGGCTACTGACGATATCGTCAAGAATGGCACTTGCGACTTTACTGCTACATCTACTTTGACATTGACTGAAAGAGTTCTTCAACCAGAAGAATTTCAAGTTAACCTACAACTTTGTAAGAAGGATTTTGTGTCGGATTGGGAAGCAATTTCTATGGGATATTCAGCTTATTCTGATCTTCCTGCTAGCTTCTCTGATTTCTTACTTGCACACGTTTCTTCTAAAGTAGCTCAAAGAATCGAAACTAACATCTGGGCTGGTGCTAACGCCACAGAAGGTCAGTTTGACGGATTCCAAACTACTCTAGGTGCTGACGGTGACGTTAATGACGTAACTGCTACAACTGTTACTTCTTCTAATGTAATCGCTCAAATCGGAGCTGTAGTGGATGCTATTCCTTCTACTGTTTACGGTGCTGAAGACTTAACTATCTATGCTGCTCCTAATGTATACAGAGCCTATGTAAGAGCTTTGGGTGGATTTGCTAGCAACGTAGGTGCTGCTGGTACAGATTCTAAAGGAACTCAGTGGTTCAACGGAGGTGCTTTAACTTTTGATGGCATCAACATAGAGCTTGCAAGCGGAATGGGTAGCGACAAAATGGTAGCTGCTGAGAAGTCAAACTTGTTCTTTGGAACTGGTTTATTGTCTGACACTAACGAAGTAAAAGTCATTGATATGGCTGACATCGATGGAAGTCAGAATGTGAGAGTCGTTGTCAGATTTACTGCTGGAATCCAGCACGCCATTGGCGGAGACATCGTATTGTACGCATAAGAACAATTGTTTAATATAAGAGGGTAGGTGAGCCTTGAGCCTGCCTACCCTTTTTTAATACTATAAAAATATGGCTTGTGATTTAACCGGGGGAAGGAAAAAACCGTGTAAAGATGCTGTAGGTGGCGTAGTAAAAGTACATTTTGTTGATTTTGGCGATCTAGGGACTGTAACGGTTGGATCAAATGATGAAATCACAGATATGAGTGGTACTTTTAGCTATAGCACTTATGATGTCAAAGGTAATTCTTCTCTGGAATCAAATATAAACAGCTCTATTGAGAATGGAACAACATTCTTTGAGCAAGTGACAAACCTTACTCTTCATAAGATGACTAAGGAAGACAACAAAGAGCTTAAGCTTATGACTTACGGAAGGCCTCACGTTTTCGTACAGACATTCGACAATAAAGTTCTATTGGTTGGAAGAGAACACGGAGCGGAAGTTACTGGAGGTACTGCCGTTACCGGGACAGCGATGGGAGATCTAAATGGATATACGTTGACTTTAACAGCCAACGAAACAACTCTACCTAATTTTGTAGACGGAGCAACTGATGCAAACCCTTTTGCGGGAATGTCTTCAGCTACTGCTAGTGAAACTACTCAGAGAGATCCAGCATAGGTTTTTACCTGGTGATAAGGAGGGGCCTATATGGCCCCTTTTTTTATATAAAACACTCAACCCTTTTTTTAGTTATATTAGTATGATAAGACTACTTCCGAATACTAATGCTCAAACAATAAAGGTTCTTCCTAGGGTTAGCACAGCTCAGACTGGGTTATCTCTTAAGATAACAGAAGACGGGACTAACAAGTCAGAGACTTTGACTAGCTTGTCTTCTACTGTCAATGGAAACTTTATTGACCTTGATTGTACCTTCAGTATTTTATCAGATAACAGTATTTACAACTATGAGATTTTCAGCGGGTCAACACTCTTATTTAGAGATAAAGCTTATTGCACCGACTCTTATTTATCAAACTCAGTATATACTATAAATGGCGGGAAGTACACGGAAAGCGATTCTGGTGACAGTAGTCAACAATATATAATGGTATGAAGAATGTAAAAGTAGTAAATCTAACCGGGTACGAAGTACCTAAAATAGTCGAGAAGAGCAGGAATGCTTATGTCGAGTATGGTGAAGATAATAACTATTTTGGTGAGTTAATTGAGAGGTATCTAGGAAGCCCAACCAATAGTAGATGTATCAATGGTATTTCTGATATGATTTACGGTAGGGGTCTTGAGGCTACTGATTCTAAGGAAAAGCCTCTTATGTTCGCTCAAATGAAGAGCATTTTAAATGCCACTGATGTAAGAAAAATAGTGACAGACTACAAAATGCTTGGCCAAGCGGCCATTCAAGTGGTCTATAAGAACAGAAAAAAAGAAATAGCCGGACTGTATCACTTCCCAATGGAAACATTGCGTGCTGAGAAGGCAGAAGACGGCAAAATTAAAGCGTATTATTACCATAGTGACTGGAAAAACATTAAACCTAGTGACAAACCTAAGAAGATTCCTACTTATCGTAATGGTACGAGGTCTCAGCGTATTGAATTATACGTTATTAAACCTTACAAGGCTGGTTTTTACTATTATTCACCCGTAGATTACCAAGGATGCCTTCAATATGCTACTTTGGAGGAAGAAGTGAGCAATTATCACTTATCAAACATACAAAATGGCCTTCAGCCAAGTATGTTGATCAATTTCAATAACGGAATACCTAATGAAGAGGTCCAGGAATTGATTGAACGTAAGATTTACGATAAATTTAGTGGTACTAGCAACGCAGGGCGGTTTATTTTGGCCTTTAATGATGGTTCAGAGAACCAATCTAACATAGACCCAATAAATCTTCCGGATGCACACGCTCAATATGAGTTTTTGGCCAAAGAAAGCCGAGAAAAGATAATGATAGGTCACGGAGTAGTGTCTCCTATCCTTTTAGGGATAAAAGACAACACTGGGTTCGGAAATAACGCTGAAGAGCTTAGAACAGCATCTATTTTGATGGATAATATGGTAATTAGACCATTTCAGCAGATGTTACTCGATGCATTCAAAGAATTGTTGCTATATAACGACATTTCATTGGATTTATACTTTGTTACCCTACAACCAATAGAATTTACAGAACTAGACAACATAGAGACTAAGATCAAGAGAGAAGAGGAGACGGGAGAAAAACTTTCTGCTGTAGAAGATGTCCAAAAAGAGGAGATCGTTCAGCAGGAGGCTTCTGAGAGCGTTTCTGAGGCTGTTGTTGAGGAAAAACCTACCGAAGAAGATGAGTAAGGCATTATTTATAACAATGACGGAGTTAAAGCGGAAGTCTATCATAGACGGAGCTTTAGACACAGATAAGCTAATTCAATTTGTTGAGGTGGCCCAGGATATACACATACAGAACTTTTTGGGTACTAAGTTATACGAGAAGATACAAAGTTTGATCACTGGCGGAACTCTTGACGATTCCGCCAATGCTGCATACAAGACGTTACTGAATAGTCATATTAAACCTATGCTTATATGGTATAGTCAATATAGCTATATTCCTTTTGCTGCTTATCAAATCAGCAACGGAGGTATATTTAAACATACTACTGAATCTAGTGACACTCTTACAAAGAGTGAGCTGGATTCTTTAACAGCAAGGGCAAAAGACTTTGCTGACTTCTATGTGAATCGGTTTTTTGATTTCATAGACGAGAAGAGTGGAGACTATCCGGAGTATACCGGAGCGCAGGATACTGGTATGTATCCAGATAAAGACCCAACATATGGCGGATGGGTAATATAATTAAAACATATAAGCCTAAAGTGGCTAACATAATAAAATTGACTAACTATCTAAAAAGAATAAAGAAGTAATATGGCTAACGGAATAAATTGGGGTAGGATATATTGTTTTTCCTGGTGGGGAGATGTAGATGACACAACAGATGCTATTTATATACCCTCAGCTCCTACTTGTTGGGTATCAGATATACTTGAGTTATCAGTAGATAGTACATTATATACAGTAGATAGTACGGAAATAACAGCAGATCAAACATTGATATAACAAAATAGAATTATGGCACGAGAAACAATAGGAGTTGGGTCAGCTCCCGATGATGGAACTGGGGATACGCTCAGAGCCGCCTTTATTAAGGTTAACAATATGACTACTGACATTTATGGTCAGAGTGGGACTGGAGACAGCTTAAGAGGATCTTCTGCTGTTTCTCCCGCATCAACATTAAGTTTAGACTTTGATACCGCAGCGGTGTTTACAATAACATCAGGTATTTCAATTGAATTGAATTTCACAAACGCCTCAATAGGCGATGTGAAAGACATTATCATAACAGATTCAGGAGGAACCTCTGGATTGACACTTAACAGTGGAATAACAGTTACTACTATTGCAGGTAGTTATAGTGCTACCGCAGGAGCAGTAAATTTTATTCAAGTTGCTTGTACTGCCGCTAACACATTTTTCCTATCAATCTCACAAAGTATATAATTATGAAAGCAGCAGTAGAAAACGGTAGAATAGTAACCATATACAAGAGTTTACCTAACTCACTAAAGACTCCTACTAAATATATTTTAGGAGGGGCCAACAATCTATCTAAAGAAGAACTTAAAGCTATTGGTATTTACGATGTTGTAAAGCCAAGTTTTGACCCACAGACACAAACTAAGGGTGGATTATACTTTGACGAAGATAATTCAATAGTAACCTATGATGTTACTGATATAGACTTTAGTCAAGAGGTAGATGTTATCGGAGAAGATGGGGAGCCAACAGGCGAAACAGAAAAGAGATATAAGATAGCCGACATCAAAGCAAGTAAGATTGCAGAGATTAAGTCTAAGGCAGGTAAGTTACTACAACCTACTGACTGGCAAGTTATAAGAAAATCAGAAAGGGATATTGATATTAGTTCAGATGTTGCAACAGAAAGAGCAGGAATACTTACAGAAGCTGATAGATTAGAAGCTGAGGTAAATGCTAAGAAGTCTTACAAGACTGCATTGCAATACAACGTACAATTTTTCCCATCTGATGAAATAGAATAATATGGCTTTAGGCAAAAGACTAATAAATACAGGTGCGGCTGCTGCGGCTTGTACAACTGACTCCACAGACCCATTTGGCGATTCAAGTGGTGTGGCGTTATATTCTTTGGATTACGATGCTTCCGATGCAAGTGGTAGTTACGATGGCACGCCTACCGATGTAACCTTCGGAGTAGGAGGACAGATAAACTATGGTGCAAGATTTAATGGGAGTAGTAGTAAAATAATTACAGGATTAGACTTAACAAGTTTTAATTCTGCTTCTTTATCTGTATGGATATATTGGGAAGGCGGAGATTTCAATCCTATATTTGGGGGTAACAATACTGTAGGCGGCACTACAACTATAAACAGGTTTACCACAGCTATCGCTAATTCAGGTGGGAGATTGGACTATATAAGCAAACGAGGTGATTTTTTTAGGTCAAGCAATATGTCTTTATTCAACACTAATACTTGGAATCACATTGTTATAACTGATGACTTTACTTCAAGTAGTACTGCTTCAAAAGTTTACGTTAACGGAACTCAAGACACTAATTTTGCAAGAGTTGCAACTAGTTATGGTGGGGCAGCAAACACAAATCTTTATATCGGTCAAGGTCGAACAAACAATAATGGTCAAGCATATTTGACAGGAAGTTTAGACCAAGTAAGAATATTCAACAGAGTATTATCAACAGATAATAATGGAGTAGACGAAATAGCCACCCTATACGCAGAACAGGCTTGTGTATATACTGCAACTACAACTGATAACGACTATCCTACTACTAATCTTGCGTATTATAAAATGGACAATTCAGCAGAGGATGAAAAAGGTAGTTATGATGGTACTGAATCAAATATAGAATACAGGTTTGGGCGTTATGGTCAAGCAGCTAAATTTCCTGCTTTAGCAAGTAGTTATATAGATACAGGAATTACATCTTTAGGCTCTGACTTTAGTTTGTCGTTTTGGTTTAATCCTGACTATATTGATGGTTCGTCAGGATACAGAGCGCCATTAGGAAAGTATTATTCAGGTTCAGGAGATGCGGAATTATTATTAACTTTTAATGATAACGGTACTGTTGCTACTTATGTATATTACGGAGGTGGTGTTTCAAGTAATGTTTCAAGCGTTCACCCTAATACTGTATCAAATGGTAATTGGTATCATTACTGTATAACTTGGGAAAATGGAGTGCAATTAAAAACTTATCTTAATAATGTAGCAGCTACAACAACTACCTCACAAACTAAAAACACTAATACAGTACCTTTATATATAGGGGCATTAGATAATAGAGCAGCGGGGTATTCAACTTTTAATTCATACGCTTGGAGTGGTTTTATAGACCAAGTAAGATTATTTTCATCTGCCCTTACAAGTAGCCAAGTAACCGAACTATACAACGAAAAGCCTGAAGTAGATACATCTAACTTTAAGACTGTATTGTATGAGGGTACAGGTGCAAATCAATATATTTCTAATGTTGGAATGGACTTGGAAACAAGTGGTGGATTGGTTTGGATAAAAAACAGAAGTAGTTCAAGTAATTATTTTCACGCACTTATAGATTCGGTAAGGGGTGTGGGAAAAGTTTTAAGTAGTAATACTACTACTGTTGATACCACAACCTACACAGACCAATTAACAAGTTTAGAAGCTAATGGATTTTTTGTAGGCAATAACGCAAGCGGTGGTAATTATGTGAATATAAGTGGTGATGATTATGTAGCTTGGAACTGGAAAGCAGGAGGCGATGCAGTCAATATCGGAGTAAATTCAATTACAGGCTCTACTCCATCTATTGCATCAGATGTTAGTGCAAATACTGCCGCAGGGTTTAGTATTGTGAAATATACACCCCCAGGCGGCGGTTCTGTTTACACGAATACAGTAGCACACGGATTATCTTCCGCACCTGAAATTATTATACAAAGGATGGTTTCAAATACTGGAGATTGGTATGTACATACATCTTTGATTGATGGAAGTAATGATTACTTGGAACTTAACACATCTGACCCAAAAGCAGACAACGTTCATAATTTTCAAGTAACATCTACTACATTTACTGATTGGGGATGGAATGGCAACGAAATGATAAACTACCTTTTCCATTCTGTAAGCGGATATAGTAAGATAGGTGCTTATGCAGGCAATAGCTCTACTAATAAAATTACATTAGATTTTGCACCAAGTTGGGTAATGATTAAACTTTATGATGTTGCAGGAGGTAATTGGTTTATATATGACAATAAAAGAAATCCAACAAATCCTGCTGATTTACAACTTGAAGCTGATACAAGCGCAATCGATACTGACCACGGAACTGTGTATGAATTGAATTTTTTGTCTGATGGTTTTGAATTACAAGGTGCAGGCGGTGCGGTTAATTTTAGTGGAAGAAACTACTTATATATGGCATTTAAATAAGAGAAATACGATATGGCAAGAATTAATATAGATGTTGGAACAAATCCAAATGATCATACAGGGAGTAATCTGAGAGATGCTTTTATTGCGGTAAACAGCAACTTCACAGAGTTGTATGCTGATGATGCTGCAGACACTTTAGATGAAGTAACAACACTAGGGAACACTACTACTAACTCTATTACAGTCGGAGGGCTAATAGTGGACACAAACACTCTTTATGTAGATAGCACTAATAACAGGGTAGGAATAGGGACTACGAGTCCCACCGCCCCTCTTGATGTTCGCAGGTCAGACACTAGTGGTATAGTAGCTGAATTTCACAATAATGCTGGCTATGGTGTTAATATTGATGTAGAGAGTGACGGAGGTGTTAATACTATTGGCTCAGCAACTAACCAAGCGTTAGCCTTTGTAACAAATGGAGGCTCAAATGAAAGAATGCGTATTGACATAGCAGGAAACGTAGGAATAGGAACTGCAAGTCCAAGCGTTGGAGTTCCTTTAACTGCCTACTACAATTCTACAAGTCAATTTCATTTTGGGGGTGCTCAAGGTGGTATATCTAACAATGTTTATCTTGACACCTCTGTAACTGCTTACAGAAATAGAAATACAGGTGCAGGTGGAGCATTATTACAATTATCTACTGACGGTAGTTTTTCATTTAGAAGGGCAACTTCAGGAAGTTCTCCTACATTAACCTACTCAATGTATATAGACGGTTCTGGAAACGTAGGCATAGGAAGTACAAGCCCCTCACAAAAATTAACAGTAGTTGGCAATATTAGTACTACAGGTTCTGTTCTTTTTAATGATAATCAAGGTATTAATTTTGGTGATAGCAATGCAAGAATTTACGGTTCAAGCGCTGATGGTATAAAGTTTAATGGGAGCGGGTCTGAAAAGATGCGTTTAACTCAAGCGGGCAATTTAGGCATAAATACGTCAAGTCCTGCCCATACTTTAGACGTTAAAGGAGCAGATACAGATAATGCAACCATAGCTAGATTTTACTCTAACACAGGCACTAGAGGTTCGTTTGTGATAAAGAATGGAGTTGGAACAAGCCCTACTGCTTTTATAGGAACAGCAGGTGGTGGTGAAAATTTAGCTATTGGAACAAATAGTACAGAACGAATGCGAATCGATGGTTCAGGCAACGTAGGCATAGGAAGTACAAACCCCATTCAAAAATTAACAGTAGCAGGTAATATAGATATAGCTGGTGGAAATGGCAGTCTTTTAACATTTAATAATGGCGACGCTAAAATTGTTATAAACAATAATGGCTCTGGTAGAGATTTATCATTTCAAACATATGATGGCTCATCTACCGCAGAAAAAATGCGCATCACCTCTAG